TGAGTTGTAATTGTTTTAGTTGTTTCAGTTCCATCAGTAGAACGAATGATGACTTGAATATCTGAGTCTTGGAATATCTTGAATGTGTATGAGAAAGTAGTTGTAGAGTTATCACCACTATAACTGTTTCTAACTGTAGTTGAAGATATTGTCATGGTTTGTCTATATTAAATTATGTTGTTAATGTCTATCATATTATTCTGAATATTTTGGTAAATCAGATTCATCAATCATATGTTCTAATACGTTTCTTATTCCTAACATATTTTGAAAAGGTAATATTCTTAAAACATTATAAAGATCTGTTTTACTTAAATTATAATCATCTTGAGAAATGCTTGAAGCAACACCTTTATATGCAGAAGCAGCATTATTAAATAAAGAAACAGTAGGATTTCCAGTCCACAAATTTATATCTAATCCAGATGTTCTATAATTAAATATAGGATCATATCCATTTACATATCTTAGTGCATCTACAGCTGGTGGAATAATAGTTGAATATGTAGATCTTTGGAAAGTTGCTTTTGCAATTGATGTTGGATCTAATCTTTTTTCTAAAAATGATTGTTTTTCTGAAGAACCTTTTCCTAAGGATTGAGCATATGTTTGAGCAATATAAGCTAAACTTGAAAAAAACATTGTTCCAAAAAATGCTGTAAAGAAATTTAAATCACGCATATGTAATCCATGTAGTAATTGTTTTGAATAAGCAACAGATACAAATGTTCTAAATTGCATTAATGTTTTTCCAAGAGTAGAATCAGCTAACTTCAAATAACCAATTACTTCTCCATAATTATTTTCTTGAATAATTCTAGACAAACGTCTTCCCATATTTAATGAAAGTTTATTTGCAAGATCTTGATCTTGCCAATCATCAATATTTAATCTTCTTATTCTTCTTCCTGTTAATCCACCTTCAATAAATGTAGAATATTTTTTTATACTGTCAAAAATTTTAGTTAAATCTTCATTAGTAAAACCAGTATTATTATATCTTCTTATATCTTTTGTTGTTAAAGGAAGTTCTCCAGTTGCGTGTTTAGCTAATTTATTAAATGCAATGGTTGTTGCCAATCTTTTAGATAAAGTATCTACAGCATAAAATCCTGATCCATCAGAAGTTATCTCAGAAAACAAATCTAATGCTTTTTCTGCACCACCAACTCTTTTGTTAATACCAGCAAAATCATCTGTTCTGTTTAAAATAGAACTTGTTAATCTATTTGATCCTGTGCCAGAAACAAATGTTTCCATTTCATCTAAAAATTCATCTGAAAGTTTTCCATCTTTTGCTCTTTGAACTAATTTTTTCCATTGTGGAATATATCTTGCATACATAACAATACCACCTTCTCCTAAAATGTTTCCATGATCTGGAATTTGAGAAAAACCTAATTGATTAAATACGTTTGCATAATTATATTTTCTTAAATTTCTAGCAATTAAAGCTGTACCAGAATTAATATCTGTTTCAGTTGGTATTCCTATTATATTTTTATAAATTGTATCTATAATATTTAATTCTCTATTTATTCTTGCACTTCCTAATACTGATTTATAAGCATTACTAACTTCTGGTAAATCATAACCTTTTTTTGCTGCATTTAAAATTTTTGAATAATCAGAAATAGATTTAATTCCAACTCTTGCAAGAGCAATATGACCAGACATTTGATGTAAATAAGAACCAATTATTCCTTCAACATTATTATCTAATAAATCAGAAATTCTTAATGTTATTCCATTAATATTTTCTTGATGCAACTCATCAAAAGAAGCTCTTCTTCTTAATCTTGTTGGAACATTAGATTTATTAACTTTAATTAAAGTTTTAATTAAATCATTAATTTCAGAATCTGATAATGATGTTGTTTCTTTTACTAATTCTCTTAATTCTAATTCATCAGAAGTTTTTAAAATACGATCAATAGAAATACCATCACCATATTTTGATTTCTTAATCATTCTTAAAATATGTTCAGCAAGTTTTAATCCATCTTCATCTGAAAGATTTTTAGAACCTTTTACTAAAGAATTTTTTAAGAATTTAATAAGATTAGGTTCTCCAATTAATTCTGTATATTCTTGTAATTTTGATAACATCCATTTTCTTGGAAAGTAATTTGGATTATCTATAATATCAGCTGCACCTATAACATTATCTTTTTTTAAATCATCTAAAACTTTTTTAAGAACTTGTTTAGTAGATACTGCTGCTTTTTGTACGCTTGGATTATCAATAACCTCTCCTCTTATTGCACGACCAACTAAATTAGAAAATTCAGTTTGATTTTTATAATTTATTCTTTTAAAAAAAACTTTTTTAGAATCTAAAAATTCATTTAATGCTGGTCTATATCCTCTATAAAACTCTGTTTCTTTTGTTTTATAATAGTTTTTTTTATGTATATCTGCTGTTGGTATAGCGGTAGAATAATCTTTATTGCCAACTGGTTCTTCAGCTAACTTTTCATATAACGATCTTATTAAAGGATTATCAGATCTTCTTCCAATAGATGACTTATCAATTCTTGGTAAAAAAAGAGGATTAGCAACATCAGGAGTTTCTTTAATTCTATTAAAAAAACTTTCTAATAATTCATCTCCTTTAATAATTTCTTCACTTTTTGTTTTAGCTATATCCTGATCTTGTAAGTATTGTTTTTTATTACCTAAAATAAATTTAGTATGTAATTTATTTGATTCGTCTATTTCATCTGTATTTCTATTAATATCTAAGTATTTAGTTTGTTTAAAATACCTTTCTCCATCTGGAGTAATTTTGTAACCATCATTCTCTAATCCTCTTCTTTCAATTGATTTTCCAAATGATACAGATTTTGCATCAAACCTATCTATTATAGGATGTTTGGGTGCTAAGAATCTAGTAAGTCCAGCAGTAATTGTGCCACCTAAAGCCATTGCTACAGCAAGATCTTCTGCATCTCTAGTTGGATCTTCAATGATTGTTGGAGCTGTAATTAAAGCAGCTTGACCAGCACCAACTGCTCCTGCTCTAATATATTTTGAAATACGAGAAGCTCTATTTGCATATATATATGGTCTAGCTAAACCAAATGTAACTGTGTCTGCTGCTATTGCACCAGGATCAAGTAAAGCAGATGCGGCACTTAAACCAAATCCAGTCCATCCTAATGTTGCTAGTTTTTTATTATTTTCTTGAGCATCTAATATTCTTCTTTTAATTTGATATGCGTTTTCTAAAGAACTTGCGTTACCAAATTCATCCCAATAATCCTCTTCAACTCCATCGGTAACATCTTTAAATGTTTCTTCTGTAAATTGAAAATTAAAATCTGGCTGTAAACTTTCTTTACTAGCCATTCTAAATAAAGATGGAATAAGCTGATCTTGTAATGCAATGTAAGCACCTTCTGTTAAACTAATTTTTTCTTCTTCTGATTTTGCTTTTATTATCTCTTCATCTTTAGTTGATAGATAATCTGTACTAACAATTAAATTATTTAAATTTTCAGAAGACATATTATGGCATTAAACTTTTAAATTCTTCTTCTCTTATTAATCGTTCTTTTGTTTTAATTTGAGATTCCATAACTTTTTTAGTTATTTTTTCTGTTTTTGTTGAAGACATTTCTTTTTTTAAATTAACCATTTGATTATAATTAAATATTAATGGAACTCCATCATCTGTATAATATGTGTGCATTTGAGTTCTATGATAAATATTAAATGTTCCAGATCCAGTATGTTTTAAATAAAAATCTTTAGGATCTTCATCTGGTGTATATTTTTTAATAATATATTCTTTTGTTGCTTTTATTTCCTCTAAACCACCAATTGCTTTAAATGGGTGAATATCTCTTTTTAAATAACCATAATTATCTATTTTAATTACATCTTTTTTTATATCTTGTCTTACTTGTTCTTGTGCTTTAGTTGGATCAATTCCATTTGCTGTATATAAATCAAACAAAGATTCGCTGTAAGATAATATATCTGATATATTTGATGCTTTTGTACTTTCAAAATCTGATCTAATATTTATTAAAGCAAGTTCTCTTTGTCTTTGATAAAGAGGTAAATTAGATAATTTTATAGCTTTATCTTTAGCATTAACTGCCATTTCATATGCTTCTGATTTTTCCTTACCAAGTATTTTTCTTGCAGCTAAATAACTTCTGTAAAATTTTAATTCTTCATTTGTAGTATATTCATCTAATCTTCCTTCTTGATCAGCAGCGTCAGCAATATCTAGTGCTTTTAATGTCTGTGTTGTTGGTTTTCCTTTAATTGCACCACTTGCTACTCCTTGTTTTAATGTTGATTGATATGATGGAGCTAGTCTTCCAACTCCTTTAAAAGCATTATCTACTTCAACAAATACTTGAGCTTCTGATTTTTCTGGAGAAGATACTTTTTGTATTGCAATTCTTTCAACATTTTCTAAATTATCTTTTGTATCTGCATCAGTTCCTATTAATGGATCATTACCTTTAATAAATTGATCATATATAATTATACCATCAGAAATTTTTTTAGAACTATCTTGAGCTTGTAATATTAATTGACTTTTTAAATTTAAATCTGCATTTTTATATAATTCTGGATTTTCTTTTACTTTTTGTAAAAAAGAAATTGGATTTTTTGAGTCTTGAACCATTGCAAAAGTATCTATTATTTTAAACTTTTCATCTAATTTAATTTTTTTAGTATATGGATCTCCCATATATTTATTGTTTACATATTCTGCAGATTCATTGTATGCCTGTCCAGATTCTATAAAATTTGGTATTGTACCCATTTTTGAAACTAAACCAGAATCCCAATCCTTATCAACTCTTTCTGCATTTATTTCCATTGCTTTTCTTGAAGATTGAATCGTTGCTAAATTTAATTGTGAAAGATTTGCACCTAATTTTGCAGATACAGCTCTTTGAACAAATTTATTTTCATTAGAAAGATTTTCGCTAATAAAGTTATTTATAACTTGTGATCCTTCTCTATTAAATCCATCTGCAGCTTCAGTTGGAAAAGGATTGTTTTTATATTTATCATATACTTCATATAATTTTGGTAATGCTTTATTTTGATAATCAATAGATTTTAATTTAGCTTCTTCTTCTTGTTCTTTTACATAATAATTTGCAATTGCCGAACCAACTTTTGTTAAAGATGTTTCTAGTGGCATTTGTAAATTAGATTTAACTCCACCAACTTCTGCTGTTGGTCTTCCTTGTGATTCAAATGTAGGTATCTTTGGCATTATTGATTCCTTGATCTGTTTGCTGATTTAGATTGTACTCTTAAATTACTCATAGTGTTGTTTCTTGGGTTTCTGTCTTTGTGATCCACATCTTTACCAAGTAAACTGTTTCCATATTTTTTCTTTAACATTCTTCTAGCACCATTTCTACCTGCTCTATCTTTCTTTTGATCTGATTTAGAATGATAATTGTTATATTCTTTTTTATAATCTCTTGGCATATATTATTAATAATCTGTGTAAATTCTATCTCCAGCTTGTGGTCCAGTTTTTGATCCAAATCCACCGCTTACAGAAAGTAAACTTGTTCCTGTTTGCATTAATGTACCTATCTGTGCAGATCTTGCTTGTTGTCTAGCAACTTGTCCCTGTATTCTAAAAAAATTTGCTTCCTCAAACTTTTTTGCTTGACCAATTTTAGAATTATATTCCATAATATTTTTTTCAATTTCACTTTGTTCAACATTGGCTCTTAATACTCTTAAACCTGTTCCAGATAAATCTGCACCAGTCTTTGCAATTCTAGTTGTAGTTTGTCCCTGTAATTGTTGAAACCTTTGATCAAATCTAGCTATATCAAATTCTAATTGTTTTTCCATTTGAGCAGCTTCTTGCTCTGCGATTTGTGCATTACGATTTTGAACTGATTGATTATATTTACCTGCAGCACCTTGTTGTTGATATTGTGCTACGCCTAAACCACCGACTGCTACTAAAGCTGCTGTTTCTAGTCCCATTAGTAAATCCTCGCCATTCTATAATGATCAGAACCATCAAAGCCATAGTGCTTCATTAATCCTTCATTAGTAAATCCTAACCACTTAGCAAATCTAATTCCAATTCCAAAGTCTGCACGAACTGCTGTTTGTAATCTTTTAATATTATTAGATGTTGCAAGATAATCTATGTTTTGCTTTACAGCTTTTGCAATCGTTATTGGATAATTCCAAACATCATTCTTAGCAATAAACCAACCCTCAGCTACATTACCCCATATTCTTTTCATACCAGCTGCTGCAATAACCTTATCATTAATTAATCCTGTAAATGCTAAATGCTCTTGTTCTAAATCCATACATTCTTTATTGTTATCATTAATAATAAATGATGCGTCTTTTTGTGTAAGCATGTGGTTCATTTGTGATTGCATTATCAGTTTGCCATGATCTTGTTTATAAGGAATTATAATTAATTTATTAACCATCATTTGTAATCAATTCTGGGTATAACGATAAAACTGTTAAAGGTAAAGGTTGAGTTTGACGTACAAATATAAAACCATCAGTTTCATAGTTGCCTCTAAACTCTACTTCCTTATCACCTGTAAATACTGGGATAGCTTGATCCATAGGATTAGCAGAAGATCTAAATGGTATTTCTTCCATATTAGATAAGTTTGGACCAACCTCTACACCAATAGATTCATATAATCTAATAGAAACATTAAATATTCTTTTTGTCTTAGCTTGAGATGTACCATTCTGTGAACCAGCATCTAATCTCATAGTTTGTAATATGGATGTGTAAGATAAACCCACTTTAACTTTAGTTGATGATCTTGCTAAAGTAATAGATCCATTAGTTACTGTTCTATCTGGATGTGTTGAACCATTTGCAAGAACAGATACAACTTGTCCCTCAAGATGATCTAAACCAGAAATTGTAGTAGTTGCAGATCCATCATAAGCAAGTTGTGAATCTAAGAAATTAAATTCTGTATTATCATCTTCATCAAAATCAAATTGATTTAAGTATTCTACATAACGTCTTGTAACACCATTAATGGTACGTTTAACAATAACCCAAGATTGATATTCTTTATCATCTGTAGGAATGGTTGCTATGGATTCGCATACTGCAATACCTGTACTAAATGCACCACCAAATATATGTTGATGCCAAGCAACAACTTGTTGTTCTCTTTGGTAAGTTAAACAAACTAATCTACCATCTTCTCTTACACACCAAATAAGTTGATTAGGTTCTTGTTGGTAAGACATAGATTTAATTCCAGATTCTGAAATATGCTCAGCAAGAATAGTCATGTCAGGTGCAACATAACCATCAACATCAAAGTTATAAGCTAGTTCTCTAATCTTTCTTTTAGCACGTTGTAAAAATAGAGTTACGTTACCTACTGGAATAGCATCTATATTTGCACAACCATGGTTAGATTGTTTCTTAATAAGAATGTTTGTTGGAGTTACAGGATCATCTGTACCACCACCTGATACTGAAAACTCACCACCTACTGTACCAACAATAAGTGTTCGTGTTGATGATAAGAAACGAATAGCATTAACTTGGTTAGATGCGATTGTATAAATGATTGCATCATCATCAGCTATAGTGCCACCTCTATTCTCATCCATATTTTCATAATCACCTGATTTAGAAAAGAATAATGTTTGGGGTTGATCTGTTGTACCAGCAAATACTAATCGTTGTTCAAAGAAAGATACACAAGAAGGATAACCTGTAGTATCTGACCAAGCTCCTAATGCCCAGTCAGTAGATGCAGAACCAGAATTAGTATCTTTAATAATAGTCCAAGTAACAGCAGTAGTGCTAGTGAATGCAGTAATCTTTCCATAGCCTTCTCTAAATCGTACTAATCTTCCTACATCCGTTGAAACAAAGGTAGCAGCAGAAGCTGTTAAATCTCTAGCTGTTCCTACAGTATGTGTAGATGAGTTTAAAGTTACTGCTGTAATATTATCATCTAAGTATGGTCCATTAGTAAATTCAACATCTGTAATAGTCCAAGAGGTATGACCAGTTCTTGATAATTTCTTTGGTACATAATCAGGATGACAAATGTACATAACGTCAGCTGATTGTGCAAATTTTAATTCTGCTAAATCTGCAGTTTCATAAGTTGTTGCTAATGTATAAACTCTATTTGCAACACCACCTGATACATAAGTTGTGTAAGAAGTTGTATTAACATTGTTGCCATCTATATCTTGTAAAGCAAATGTATCAGTTGCAACACTTGCTACCTTAAATCTTTTACCATTTACTTGTGTCATTCCTACAACACCAGAAATAACAACAGTATCACCATTAGAGAAACCATGAGCTGTTGCTGTAACAACACCTGGGTTTGCTTTTGTAATTGCTGTGATTGTTTTATTAGCTTCTAAGATTGCACCACTGTCTTTATAGAAACGAATGTAATCATCTCCAAATTCTAAAATGTAAGTTTGTGTTGTTGAAAATTCAAAAGGTATTAATCTTGTAAATGCTGATGATGTTTTAACTTCGGCTACAAATGTTGTACCTGGTCTTCTAGCTGCAGAACCATGAGGATAAACAATCATGTTCTGTAAAGTCTTACAACCAGATGCGTATTTGGCTAGATCGTTTCTACCATCTAAACGTGGTGATAATTCTCCACCTGTAAAGTTTGTTAATTGAACAGCAACTCTAGCCATGGTTTTTAAAACCTAGAGTTGATAAACGTATTTGAATCTACTACAGATGCCATACCCATTTCTTGATCTGTATTATATCCTTCTGTTGAATCTACGAATCTAGCATCTTTTAATTTCTCTTGATATAAAGCATACATATTTTGTGCTACTGGATTAGATGATGTTACTGCATAAGCAATATCAGCAGCTAGTGCAGAACTTAATACTTCTCTAAGTAATTCATCATATTCATTAGGATCTTCAACTCTTGATATATATAATATTTTCATAGAAGTAGAATGAGATAAAATCTTTCTACCCTCTACAACATGATCAGATTCATAATCTAAAATTTTAATTAATCTTAAGCAATCTGATGGTAGTGTAAATTGTTTGGTAAATCCCCAAGCTGGTGCTGCTGTATCAGCTGGTAGTTGAGCTCGTTTTAATAAACAGTTCCAAGGATGATGTCTAAATACTGCATCTCTTACATTCAAATATCTAGCATTGCAAAGTCTTGCATTTTTAGAATCCTCTGTAAGTGTTAAGATTGTAGATGCACCTAATTGATTTAAAGCACCATTGCATATTTCTACTATACTTGCCATATTAGTCTTTCTTTACTACAATATTGTATTTTTGCCAAATCTCTTCTTGAGATAAACCTGTTTCATCTTGTTTTTGTTTATTTCTTGAATTAATCTTATTTTGTTTAATAATCTCAACTAATGCGTATCTATAAACATCACTAGATCCATTCCATTCAAAGTGTAATAGATGTTTAGGTTCTGCATAGATTTCTAATAATCTTGGATCAAAATCACTTAGAGTCATTTTTAATAATGTACTTTCTTCTTAATTGTCTTGGTTTAACTTTAGCAAAGATCTCAGCTTCTGTAAGTTCTAAATCTTTATCAAAACCATGATGTGCAGTTGATGTATGTTTAAATCTATCAACTAGAACATAGCGATAGATATAATCTTTATTTTGTAAATGTAAAATGGTTTTTATTTCGTTGGTTTTTTTCATTAGACATAGTGGGGATTTTACTCCCCACTATTAATTAGTTATTAACTATTTCTAGTTAACTGTGTACTCTATAATAAAACTTAGATCACCAGCAGTATCACCAGCCGCAGGAAAAGAAATTCCTACGAAGTAAGTCAAAGCAGGATCAGACGAAAGTCCAGCATCTTGCCAAACTTTTTGTCCCATTTTATTTATATCTCTATTTTCAAATGCAACTTCAGTTCCTGTTTTTACAGCACCTCTTAAGTCTGTAATTGCAGAAGCGTAAGCGTCAGCATCTACCACAGCTAAAGCTGTAGTATATAAACCAACATCAGCAGTGATTACTGTGCTTGAATCTAAATCATCATTATATATTTTAATTGATGAAATAGAAGCATTGCTTGGTATTGGTGCTAACATAACTGTGTCTGAAGCACTTAAATCGCCAGCAGCTAAAGCTATTGTTCCTTGTGCAATCCTTTTTACGCCATGTAATTCTTCGGCAGGATTTAACACTTGAGGAACAGCAACAAAATTAGCTACTAGACTTGTATTTACGTTTGCCATATTTTTATTCTCCTATTGTTAGTATTATTCGTCGCAAGCTATTTCGACAACTTTTTCTTCTTCCATACGAGTAGCACCAATGCTCATAGCGTAATAAACTTGAGTGCTGTACGATTTGTCAGCTCTCTCGTCAATTCTAGCTAGAACATCTTGACCAACCGCTAATTTAATAGCGTCTGATGTGAATGCGTAACATAGTCTGTCGTCAGCGTTAGTTGCGTCAAATGGTAATCTATTGCTAACAATAAATTTAAAACCTAAGAAAGAGTCTATTTGACCCTGTGCTAGTGCTTTAACTGTATTGAAATCGCTAGATGTGATTTGAGTTGTTCCTAATAGATTGCTAATTTGTCTTGGTCCACAAAGGAAGAATCTAGGTAAACTAGGATCAACATCTGCTAAGTCCAATATTTTTTTAGCTTCTAAAAGTTTAGTTATAGTTAAACCATCAGTTTGTTGTGCACTGTATGGTTTCTGTCCAGATGGAAGTGATACAGAAGTAGAACCTGTTTCACCAGTGTATGAAGTACCACCTAAAGCAGCGATTACTACATCATCCATAGCTCTTCCCATAGCAGCAGCCGCAGCTTTTGCATAAGAAGAAGTTGGATCAATTAATAATCTAACTTTGTCTGCATTGTCTATTAGATCAGCCCACTCGTAATCTGCAAGACTTACTCGTCTTCTTGAGTGTGGTGTATCTAATTGTGGAGTATCAGCGTGTCTAGATGTTCTTAATTGAGCAGTTGTTTTACCAACTTGATCAAAGAACGCATTCTTTCCTACTACTGACTCAACATCCACAACTCCTCTTAGTAATGATCCCATTTGCTGAGATAACATTTGTACGTTTGAACTGTACTGCTGTACAAAAGCAGTTGTTATTTGATTTGACATAGTGTCATTTCCTTTTGTTAAGTTAAGTTTAAGTTTATTTCAGAAAGTTCCCCATCATTGATAGGCTATCTTGCATTTAACGACTGTTAGTCGGTTGTCTTTCCAACAGGCAACGTAAGGTTCTAATAGAATTGTCTTACAATTTCTAAGAAGATTTAATTAAAAATCTCCCTAGAAATCGCAATACATTAATTTTGAATTGATTGCAATAAGATTATTGAGATAGCTTTTATTGCAAGCAATAAATTAATAGCCTATTGGCTAAGCATTTCTCTTAATGCAAGCACCTGATTTACTACTTTATTATGACTTGGATGATTCTTGTTCCAATATGGACCATTTTTATCAGTAGTTAGATCGTCAATTTCTTTTTCTACATCTCTACCTTGAAGAATATTTTCGGCTTCTGTACCGATAATTTTATCTTCAGATAAGAGATTAGCAATATTAGCAAATGCTTTAATAATCTTTGGATTATCACCTAATCTAGATCCATCTCTTAATTGAGTATCAAGAAGTTCTGGTTCTAAATAAGTTTGAGCAACATTTGCAGCTTTTCTCAAGTTGTCATCGTATGCTCTTCCCCATTCTG